CCTTTGTCTATTATGAAATCTGCATGGCAGGAAGATTTGTTTAAGTTTGCTATGCACCGAACCTGTTCCATAGCACATGGAACACCTACAAGACGTAAGAAAATACTTAATGCTAATGCTGAGTTTGTAATTATAAATTTTGATGGTGTAGCTGTAGTCAAAGATGAAATTATGAAAGGCGGCTTTGATATAATTGTAGTTGATGAAGCTAATGCTTATAAGAACACTCAGACTAACCGCTGGAAAACATTAAGAGATATAGTTGCAGACGTACCGTGGCTTTGGATGCTTACAGGTACTCCAGCAGCACAATCCCCTGTTGATGCGTTTGGTTTAGCAAAATTAATAAATCCTGAAAATGCACCTAAATATTTTGGGCAGTTTAGGGATAAGGTCATGTATAAAGCTTCTCAATTTATATGGAGACCAAAAGCAGACGCAGATCAGACGGTGCATGAAGTATTACAACCCGCTATAAGATTTGAAAAAGACCAATGTTTAGACTTGCCTCCTGTTACTTATGTAGAACGTGAAGCACCTCTAACTAAACAACAGGCAACATACTATAAATTATTGAAAGATCGTATGATGATGGAAGCTGATGGAGAACAAGTTACAGCAATAAATGCAGCTACAAACTTAAATAAACTTCTTCAAATATCAGGGGGGGCAGTCTANTCTGATGAGCGTGAAGTAATTGAGTTTGATGTAAGGAATAGATTAAAAGTAGTAAAAGAAGCTATTGATGAATCATCTCACAAGGTGTTGGTGTTTGTTCCCTTTATCCATACCATAGAATTATTAGATAAATTTTTAAAGAAAAATAAAATAGGTTGCGAAATAATATCAGGCAAAGTATCTGTAAATAAACGCTACCAAATAATTAAAGACTTTCAAGAAACTGATAAAATTCAAGTACTTATCATACAACCACAAGCAGCGGCGCATGGGTTAACACTTACTTCCGCTAATACAGTTATTTGGTACGCTCCTGTTACTAGCGTAGAGACATACCTTCAAGCTAATGCACGTATAGACAGACCGGGGCAATATAATCCGATGACTGTAATACATGTGCGTGGGAGCGAGGTAGAAACACGCTTGTACAATATGTTGCGATCAAATATAGAGCAGCACCACAAGATAGTCGATCTGTACAAACAAGAATTAAATACTTGACATTGTAAACCTACTTGGTAAACTAATCCTCCCTACTTTTTTATAAGGAGGAGCGATGAACAACACCGATAGAGCAGATAAACTAACGGCCATCTATATAGAAATGAGAGAGGCCATTAGAGGTAAAGAAGAAGAAATTAAAGAGATAAAGGCGCAGCAAGATAAAATAACTGAAAAACTGGATTCGTTTTTTGGGGAAAAAGGTGAGTCTCTAAGACTACAATCTGGCACCGTGTCCCGACGTTTACACACTACTTATCAAGTAAGCAACTGGGATGAAATGCACAATTTTGTTTTAGAACATAAAGCAGCGCACTTACTGGAGAAGCGTGTACACGGTAGAAACATGAAAGAATTTCTGGAAGTTAATCCAGAGGTAGTTCCTCCAAGTCTTCAAGTTATTCGTAAGCATATTATTTCTGTTCGTAAGCCGTCTAAAAAATGAACCGGCTACAAACACAGGACGGATGTTTTATACACCCGGACACCTATAAGCCGGTAACTTCTATTCAAGTAGTTATAACAGATAGTGGAACGTTATCCAGAAGTTACTATGATGTTGAAGGTAAAATAAACTGCTGGTCTTTTGGGTGTGATTTTCCTGATGCAAAAGTGCCAGAAGCCACTAAACAGGCAACACGATGCTTAGACTGTGACCAAAGCATAAAAAGAGGAAACACTAACAGAGGTGCACCTTGTAAATTCTTTACTAAAATTAAGGTAGCCATCCTCAGTAAAAATTCTCTTTATGAACTTAGACTTGGTGCATTAAGTTTATTTTCAAAAGAAGATAACAGGATGAATTTATATAAATATATAAAGCATCTTGAACACAACCGGGAAAGTACCGGAAGTGTACTAACTGAAATATATTTTGTGCAGCACTACAACATTTACAAAATGTGTTTTAAACCAGTTCGACCTTTAACCAAGGATGAATTTATAAACCTAGAACAACTTTCTAAAGTTGTTACTCAACAAATAAACCCGTTTGAAAACATAAGAGAGGAGCTATTTATGGCTAACGAAACTCACATAATTAGGAATGTTGAAGCACGCTACCCGCGCATAGACAAGCCTTACAGGTTTGATACTAAAGCCGGGAAGAAGGGCAAAAGCGTTCCATGTGATGCGACAGAAGATGGTGCCAGTTATGAACTGGATTTTGTTTTAACTAAAGATCAAGCAAAAGAGCTTTATCAAATTATGCAGGGGGCTTATACAAATGCTAAAAGCAGGGATAAGTCTTGGCCTGACAAATTGGATTTGCCTTTTAAAAAGCAAGACGATGGAACTTTCACTGGGAAGGCTAAATTAAGAGCGGCTTATGATGGTACTCCTACTAATGTACCTGACCAGTTGATGCTCAAAACAATCGTCTTGAAGCAGGTTTTATGCTTACTACTGGTAGTACAATAAATGTAGCAGTGGAATTAATACCTTACAAAATAGCAGCTACTGGCACATCAGGAGTATCACTAAGGTTACGTGGTGTACAGGTATTGAAGTATTTACCTTATAAACCTCCTTCTCCTTTTGGTAAGGAAGAAGGCTTCAGTGCTGACGAAAAGTCAGACAACCCGTTTGATGAACAGAACGCTGACACGGTTGAGGCTAAAGAAACTTCTGCTGAAGCTGATCCTTTTGCTGATGAAATTGAAGAACCAGTTAAACGTACAAACACAAACGAAGAAGATACCAACGGTGAAGAAGATATAGAAGATATTATTGCATCGTGGGGGAGCGATAAAAACTAATGAGTTACGGCTACACAACGCGCCTCGATAGTCTGAATAAACAAGCTAATGATTCCCGCTTAGGAGTGAAATTAGGTCGTGTATGTATTAAACATGACCTATCAGTTATTGAAATTGCTATTAAGTTGAGAGTCAGTAGACAGACTGTCTATAACTGGTTCATGGGTATCCATGAGCCAAACGCAGAACTAATTAAACCGATAAGCGAGATAATTTGTAAATATAAAAAATGAATAATTTTGACCTCATAGATTATGCCGTTCCAAAAGGCGGCTTTTATAATGTGGTCGGGATGAAAAACGGAAAACCTTTTCCAAAGTTTACCGATAGTAAAGAAGAAGCATATGACATAGCTAACGAGTTATCTAAGCAAGGACTAAATGTTTACTTTGCATTAGGAAAACTTAAAAAAAGCGGTAACAGGCAAAAGGATAACATAGAATCATTAGGAGCTATATGGCTTGATATAGATTGTGGCAGTCGAAAAGCAGAAGAAATAGAACCTTCTACTGGGCTGCCAAAAGGATACGCAACACAAAAAGAAGGCAACATTGCCCTTAAAAAGTTTTGCGACATAGTTGGTTTGCCCACCCCTGTAATAGTAAATTCAGGTTACGGATTTCATATCTACTGGGCATTTACTGAAGAAGTACCAACAGAGAAATGGATACCTATAGCTGAACGTCTTAAACAAGTCTGTGTTACACAAGGATTTCGTGCCGACCCTACTGTATTTGAACCTACTCGGATACTCAGAGTACCGAATACTTATAACCATAAAAAAGCAAAACCTAAACTTGTAGAAGTAATCCTCTCTAGTGCCGAACGCTATGCACCCGATGACATACGTGAGCTTCTTGGAGTAGACCCTGACGCAGTTATAAAACCTAGAACAAAACCAGCACTAGATGCGTTACAAAAACTACTGGTACAAAACAAAGGCTATAAATTTTCTAAACTACTTAGCCGTCAAGACACCTGCTTACAATTAAAAGACAGNTTAAAAAATAGAGCAACNTTATCAGAGCCACGTTGGTGGGACGCGTTGTCGGTAGCTAAGTTTTGTGAAGACGGTGATATGGCTATACATGCTGTATCTCAAGAACACCCTGATTATGATTTCANCACCGTAGAAAGAAAAATTGTAGGCATCAAGTATGCACACTCTTGTGAAGAGTTTGCCAAGAAAAACCCTAACGGATGCAAAGGCTGCGTACATAAAGGCAAGATAACCGGGCCGTTAGAACTAGGGAAGGTCATAAAGAAAGCTAAAAATAGTCCTATCAATAAATTCACTGGCTACTTTAGAGGAGAAAGCGGAGGTGTTTACAAACAAGACGGAGACGATGCTAAATTTGTTTATGAGCACGACGTGTATTTAAAAAAACAAATGTGGGACACAGGGGAAGAAGC